TGTATCTCTCAAAGCCTAAATTTCAAGCTGATGGGGGCGTGTATCTCTCGAACCATTCCTCAATGAATCCCTTATACTCCTCAAGACATCCTCTCACTTCGTCAGCTTCGAGCCTTCTCAGGCATTCCTCTTTCGGTGTATCGATGAGAACTTCTTCCGCTCCCATCTCACGGCATAATCTTTCACGTTCTGCGGTTAATGGATAACCCCCGATAATATATGCCGTCTTCCACTTGCCAAGCCTATACTTGACCGAGTCAAGAAGTGTATCTCTCAGCTTGAAAACAACCGCGTTGAGTCTCTTCGGCTTGATATACCTCTCTAAACCGCTCACGCATTGCCAGATCGAATCCATATCGACCACGAGATCACCTTCGACCATGTTATCTTTAACCCATGAAGTCTTACCCGAGAGCGGCGCTCCATAAACGAGATATACTTTCCGGCATGAGCTGTTGAGCTTGTTATGAATCAAGTTATGCGACTTGTGCGACACTATCATGATGTTGTCAGGGTTCAAGCTCACGTTGTAATCGAAGACGTTCTCCTCTGTCAGTTCTTCCCTGTGGTGAAGTATGATGTCATAAGCCTTGACGATTGGCTTGTTCGTGTATTCGTCATAGATGAAACCATCCTCGCGTATCCTCTCAGCTATTACTATCTTTCGGAAGTCTGCCCATTCTTTAGATCTATAAAATTCAAATAGATTATTAAACATATAATCTTTGCCCTATATATATCTTATTAACATTCCGTATATTATTCTTTGCAGCAAGCGTCTGAACTGTTGTGCCGTATCTCTCCGCAATCTCTGAGAGTGTGTCGCCTTCCTTCACGATATAGATCTCGCTCGTTGCTGTGTTGAGCATCTGATTGACTATGTCCTGAATTGCTTCGTAATCATAGCCGGCTTTTGTGAGTCTGTTCTTCCTGGTGTAACCGTTGCCCCACTTGCCTTCGATAACTTCTCGAGCTATCTCTGTGTTGCTCTTCTTCTCAGTCTTTGGAGCGGCTGAACTGTTCTCTTTCAGCTCTCCGATTAGCTCGTTGACATCCACGTTGCCCGCTACTCCATCAACTCTTCCGGCGCTTGAATACTGCCACATAAAGCAACCCTTTTCATCAAGTGTCGGATTGTACCAAGCGAACCACTTGCGATAGCTTGCAAGCTTCTTCGTGTCGATATAGTTCCGAGCGTAGTCATAGTTTGTATAATATCCGGCTATATATCCGAACTTTGTCATTTCCTCGCAAAAGATCCGATTCATTTCTGTGACGTGGTATTTGTTCAGGTGTGCTCCGTTTCTCTTTGCATAGTTCATGGAGTCATACTCCCAATCGTAGAAAACACCAAGGTTCAGAGCATCTTTATACTTCTCTATCACTTCATTGCAGAAGATAGCTTCTTTCATTGCCATGTCGGAAGTGTAAGCGTAAGAAAACCAATACACTCCGATGAACTCTATCTCTGCATTGATAACGCCCTCGATGTTCTGAATAAATTTCTGATCAATGTTTCCCTTGCCATATCCGGCGCGGATGATTGCTCCTCTAACTCCCGAAGCTTTGACCTGTTTCCAGTTAATCGCGCCCTGGTGGACTGATACGTCAATTATTTTCATCTCTGATTTTTCCCCTTACCATTCTTTTGACTCGAACTGTTTCTCTTTGAACTTCAGCTCCTCGCGCTTTACCTCTAAAGCTTGAGGATCATTCGCCCAGTTATCCCGATCATAATTCTTGAGAAGTAGATTGATAGCTGCCACGTCCGGAAGAGCTGTCTTGTTATATACTTCTTTCCGGATAACAACTCCGTCCTGAATTATCTCTTTCGATTCGGTGTACTTGAATCCCTTTGCTTTTTCAATGAGAGAGCTTTTCAGATCTGAGACGAGATTCGTCCGTCCTCTTTTTACGGCTTCCGATAACTCGGGATGCTTGTTCTTGTAATCGCACCAAGTCGAGACGGATATTCCGAGAGCTTTCGCGATCTGCTTGTCTTCCATCGTGAGACACCATTTTTCGATTTCCTTCAAGCGTGGCTTGACGTTTGTCTCATACTTTCCAGGTCTCGCCATTCAATCAACCCTTTCATTTGTTCTTTTCTCTGAGATTGTCTGTTTCACGTTCCAAATCTGACAGACGGTGATTGGCCACCTTGATTTGTTCTTCCTGAACCTTCTGGGCTTCTTCAAGTTTGTAAGTTCTCTCAATAACTGAGTTGTGCTTTTCGACTTTCTTCTCTAATTGTTCGATTCTGTAAGTCATGAGCTTTATTCCGCCGAAACTTCCGATTGCTGTTCCCAAGAACGAAAGAACTCCGACGATAACGGTTGCAAGTGCTGCGTTCATTTGGTTTCATCCTTTCCGTCGCTTGAGCTTCCCTGATCTGCGAGTCCTTCGCCTATCACATAGCCGATGATTGAAGCTCCGGCCATGATGAGCGCTGCGATCTTCGTTGCTTCGCTTTCAGCGTGTCCGAAGAAAATCAAGAGCATTGAGACGAAAGAAGCGATACTTGTCCATAACTTCCGGCTTGTTAGCTTTCTCTTCCAATCAATTTTCATAAATCCGCACCCCCTTGATATTTTTCTCTGAAATCTAAAATAAAATAAATTTATCCCCTTGACCATAGCACCACATGGCGCAACTGAGTGGAGTAAAGCTCATATTATGCCCTTTTTACCCACTTTCCGGCTTCACAGAGCCGTTCTAATTGCTTTGGTGAGAAAATATGCCACCATGACATAAAAACGTGTTCTCGTGCCTTGTAGCGTGTCATTTTCTTTCTTGAACAATTTCGAGCTTTGTTTTATACTCAAAAAGCAATTCGTTTCGTGTTTTGCACCCAATCAAAAAGGACATCCTTTCCCAGGATGCCCTTTCTTTTTTTTCTCTTGTTTTATTCAGTTTAGAAGCTTACTGTCTCAAAGTTGAAGTTCTCGCAATCTTCGTTTTCGATGTCCTCTTCGTATAGTCTGATCTCGACTTCGAGTTCTTCGCTTGTTGCTCTTTCGAGTTCTTCTCTTGCTGCCTTTACTGCTTCGGTATAACTCTCGAAGTGTCCTCTGTTCCATTCGTCATGCTTTCCGATCGCTACGACGTAGAAGCTCGGCTTCTTTCCGGTTAGATCTGCATAAACCACGCGGCCAAGTAAGTCGATTACGTATTCCGGTGCGTCTGTGACTTCCTTCTCCCAGTTTTCAAGAGTACGGAGCGGAATATTGTATTTCTTTCCGAACTGTGTTCTGTTAAGTCCTGAATCTTTTCTCATAAGTTCTGTGTATGTCATGGCGTCCTCACTTTCTGCCGGGATAAGTTCCCGGCCGGCTGTTTATGTATTAAAGTGCTTTTTCGATAAACTCAACGGCTGCCTTTATTGTTTTGAAGGTATGGAACTCTCTGAAGCCCTTACCTTCTCTTACGTTCACATGATAGGCGCCTTTAGTGCCTTTCATTCTTACTATGTCGTATCCCTTAACTGTTTTAACTGTTTCGTATGTCATGTTTTCGCCCTCCGTTTTGTTCTTTTGTTTTGTTCTGATTATATATTACCACTAATTCGGTGGAATGTCAACACTTTTTCACTAATTCGGTGGTTTTTTTATAAAAATAAAAGCGCCCACCTTCTTGATGAGCGCCTTTCGCTTAGATAATATTTTCATAAATCGCAAGACAAAGCCTTTTTTTGTTTCTCATGACCGTTGAGGTATCTACTCCCAGGACTTCCGCTATCTGCTCGATGGTGTTCCCTTGCTCATAGTAAAGTGAAATGATGCGGAAGTATGGATCGAATCTCTGAGTCTGTATTGCGTAAGTTATTTGAACGTCTGTCTTTCCGTTCCTGTAATAACTGGAGAGGACTTCGCTCGCATCCGTATAAGCTGCAACTGCTCCACCTTTCAGAAGTCCGTTCTTCTTGTATTCCTTGATAGAGCGTTCGATTGCCTGATCTATATAGCTTTTTATCTCTTCATCCGTCATTTGCTCCCCCTTTAGTCCTGAATTTGCGATAATGCTCAACTGAATACTCCGGAACGGTTGGAATCCCGAAGAACTCTCTCGCAAGTGCAAGTGATACGCTCCATGTTTCGCCGCTCTTATGATACTCGTCAGCCTTCTTGTAAAATTTAATATATGCTTCACACTCTTTGCAGCTCGTCCCCTTTGGCATCTTGCACTCTCCTGTTCCGATGCCGAACTTTCCGACTCTGAAACACGAAAAGCAACTGAAGTCAACTTTCGGAGTCTCTGGCGTTTCCAAGTAGTTGAAGTCGAAGATTGTCATCTGACCTTTTAACTGTTCGCTCATGTGAACACCTCCCAAAGAATCTTGATGCATTCATCCGCACACTCTGTGAAGCTGTTCCCTTCTTTCTTCAATTTTTCCATTTTCCAAGTTGCTTCTTGCAGCTTTCTTTGCGAAACAAACTTCGACTTTTCGTCTGAGTCTTCTTCACATATCCTGAGAAAGTCAGCCTTCGACCTCTCCCTGATTTCGTCCGAAATCTCTTTGTATGCCATTTCATGAACATAAATCGGGCGCCCCATGATCTTCTCGACATACTGATGAAAAATATTAAACTTTTCAGCCTTCAACATAACAATGCCGGTGTGAGCCATGACAACGGCTTTTTCATAATCTGTCATTTAATCACCTCCTGAAGTAAATCAAAACATCTTTCCGCGACGCCTGGTCTTTTGTAAAAATTGATGCCTTTTATTTCCATGTCTCGATACTCTCTCATTTTTTCGAGAACCTCTCTGAGCTTCCTTTTTGAAACGAACTCCGCTACTTCGCCTGTCTCTTTGCTTTCGTATTTGATAAAATCCGCCGTAAAAACTGAAACTTCTCCGATTATCTGTTTGAGAGCTTCTTTTGTTTCCTGAGTTGCTTCGAACTCTGCTGAAAAGCTTTCGGTTGATCTGAGACTCGGCATCGGCGGAACGCTCGGTTGTTCCGGAACATTTGTTCCGTTTTTATTATATTCAAAAATCATTTTTTAGTTCCTTTCACCAACAAATATCATAGCCGCACCACTTCGGAACCTTCCAAAAGCTCTTTATTTGTCATTTGCTCTCGTCCTCCTCTTGCTCTTCGTAGAGTAAATCATCAGCTGAAGCGATTATCGGATTTCCGAATTCGTCAGTCTTCGCATATTCCTTGAACGTGGTCAGCGTACACTCTGCTTGACAATGTGTCTTTTTGCACCTTTTGAATAGCTCCGGGTTGCATTGATAAAATATTCTCATTGTTTCACCTTCTTTGGTCTGAAATTATCCTTGTATCTGTGACTGCAACTATAACAAGGTTCTTGATTTTCGCTTTTAACTGCATATCTGCAAAACTCACAGCTATTCTTGCCATCTCTGTATCTCTGAAGTTCTGCAAGATTATTTGCAATCTGTCGGTTTTCCTTTGCCTTGCGTTCATATTTCTTGATTAACTCTTCAAGCGTCATCCGTCCACCTCCGCTTCTTCCATGAGTTCGATTGCTACGTCCAGCGCTTCAACTTCTCCGGAGTATCCCTTTTCTTCGCATCTGAATTTTATTTGCTCTAGTGTCTCCACATAATAGCAACGTTCTTCGTCTGTCATCTATTCGCCCTCGCTTTCTCCGATTTTCTCAATCACCTTGTCAACGTCAAGTCGGCAAATAATGTCGAAGGCTTCTTCGCTGTCTGAATCTCTCAACGCTTCCAAGACTTCTTTGACTATCAATCTATAACCGCTCATTTTTGCATCTCCTTTCATTCAAAGTCAAATATTGTTGTTTGGTTGTCTTTTGGCAAAACGCACATTTCCTCTTTTGCCCTCTTGTAAAAAGTTTTGTTGATTTCAAATCCGTAAAAGTTTCTATTTGTTTCAAGACACGCTCTGCCGGTTGAACCACTCCCGAAGCAAGGATCAATCACAACGTCTCCCTCATCTGTGAAAGTTGTTATAAGTCTCTTCAGGAGCTTAACTGGTTTCTGTGCCGGATGAATCTTCGGGATTTCTTTTCCGTCCTTTTCCCACTCGAACCAATCAAAAACCATTTTCCCAGTTCCTCGGATGTTCTTTCCGTTTTCATCAACCTTGAGTCCGTTTCTGAACTTAGGAAGCTTGTCACGGTAGAACAAGAGCGCGTGTTCCGTTGCTCCAACAACTCGCATATTTGCTTTTAACACTTGTGGACTATAATTCTTGATAAAATAAAGCGGAATGTAATTTTTGAAGCCTTGTTTCTTTGCCGCAAGTATCAAATCGTGTTGCTGCTCGAATGAGCAAAAAACTATCATGCATGGGCTGTTGGAGCTTCTTCCTCGTCCTTGTGGCTTTGTATCGTCCTTTTTCATAAGTCTTGAACAAAAGTGAAAATACTCATAAACGTTGAAGTTGAAATCACTTGCGAACGCGCTCTTGCCGGCAAGATTTGATTCTCCGTTTTTATTCTCCCCCCCCACATACCACATCGGATTCGAGCCATAGAAGTTATTCCCTACGTTGTACGGTATGTCCGCAATTATGAGCTGCGCTTTCTGTATCGGGTAACACTTCCACCCTTGCATCGAATCGTTATATAACTCGCATTTAATCTTTCCCTTTGCCATTTCTTTTTCTCTCCTTTGTTTATAAATCATTCAGCGGACAATTGTTGCAAATGTCCGAATCCCAAAGATCTTCGATCTGATCTGCATCTTTCCCGGCTGTGTATCTGCAATAATCGTCGCACATTCTTTGTTTTACTTCGTCGAACGTCCTCGAGATGATGTCCTCGAGACATTCTTTCGGTTTCTTTTCTTCTTCCATTCCCTTATCTCAACTTTCTTGTATATGCTGCTCTTTATCCTTCCGTGTTTCTCGTGACTGATTCCCGAATATATCGTGTTGACGCTTCGCCCGATGATGTCTGCAAGCTCCTGAGCTGAATCTGCAACCACGAGCGGAAGTTCGAATTCGTCATCAGTTACCATCATGTAGAGTGTTCTCATCTCTCGAACTCCTTCCAGGTATCCGTCCCGCTCATGTTGACTATCTGCTCCCACTTCTTGAAGTCAATCGGAACGTCCGAGAACTCGTCTCCAGAAGCTCCGCAAACGATGATAGTTCCTACGAGCATATCTTTTCCGAGAAGGATATTCGGCTCAAGTCCTCTAAGCTTCCCTTCTTCGTTGCAAATTATGACAAGATTCTTATATCCCGTTGTTTCGATATATCCCCCGACTATGTTCTGAAAGACTTCAAGCTCATTCTCAATCTCGACAAGTCTCCCGAACTCGTCTTCAGGATTCTTGATAATTACTTTTATTTTCATATAGGTCAAACCCCTCTTTCTTCCTGATTTCATCTCGTAAGCTTTCCGGAAACAGTTCGATGACGTCGCTTCCTTCTTCGCTGATTTCCTTTAAAACTTTGATATGGTCGTTGAATCGCTCCCATGTGCAATACTTTTCAGCATATAGAGCGCCGTATAATAGTGCGATGTCGCTCTTCCACTTCATGTACTGAGGAAGCGCCGCTTTGATCTCCTCGAGTGTCATTTCATTTCACCTCTTCTTTTTCTTCTCCATCGTGTCATGAATCTTCGCCTTTCTGTCCGCGACATAAGTGTTATATATTCCGAGTTCTCCCATCTTCTGATTGAACTCTCTTCTTGTCTTTCGGAACTCCTGATACTTCTCGCATCTATCATGACAACCGGGTTCTCGTTCCTGGCAATCCTTGCAAGGTGCTACTGGCTGCATATCTACTCCCCCTCTCTCAGTTATCGGAGCAAGTGACCTCTCCGTCCTCTTCTCCGTATCTTTCCAACCGCTCCAAGACTTGAAGAGCAAATCCGAAAGCGTTTTCTTCGGTTCTCTTGATCTCCGCTGTTGCCGGATCATGGTCAGCGATTGCAAGCTCCTTCTTGAACTTTGCTTCGCGTTTCCAGTTCTTGAGAAGATACTTCGTAGTTTCGAAGGCTTCTTCAGGAACGGCTTTCACGCTCGCGCCGTCTTTCGTTTTATATTCGATCATTCGTTCCCGCCTTTCCCGAAGTTCTCCGCTGATGCCAAGAGTTCCGCATCGTCCTTGTTCGGTCCGAAGACTAAGTTGTGAAACTCCGGATCTCGGAAGACTCTCTCAAACTCCCTTCCGACGAAGATATCATCGTTGCAAGCCTTGACGTGTATCGCGTGGATAACTGCTCCAAGATCTGAGACAATCTCCGGTAAAGTTCCGCGAGTTTCAATCATCAATTCGCCTTCATGTTGATTGACTTCAATTTTTAACATCTGCTCCACCTCTCATTCTTTTGATTCTTGTATTATTTTTCTTACTTCAGCAAAAACCTTCTTCGTGCATCTGAGACATTCTTCGTCGTTGTACTTCTTCACGAGACATCCCGATTCGTAGTTCGTCAGTCTTTTATCAAGCTTCTTCAGATCAACAAGTCTGTATCCCTTTCGAAGCGCTTCTCTGATTTCGATTCTTGCTTTTATAAGTTCTCGGCTCTTTTCTTCGTCGAATCTGTCGCTGTCCTCATATTCGAGCCATGTCTTGATTGCTTTCTCTAAATTACTCAATGATGTAAACCTCCGCTTCTCTGCGTCCGAACGTGATTGCTTCGTCATACGAACCCATAAAGAGATCAATAACGTTTGAAGCCATCCCTCCGGTATCATGAACGTAATAAACGCCGTACCCCTCTATCTCTATCCATTTATGCCAAAGCGTCGGATCGTTGCAAGCTGCTGTGTGTCCTGTCTGCGGATATACACCATCGGCGCAAGGACTGCCCGTTGCAATATATGCGGTCAGCTCATAAGTTCCGACCGATGTCTTTTTCGGTCTCTCCGCATCCTTGTCGATTAGCTCCTGGACCTTCGCTGTCTCTCTGATCCGAATCTCTTCAGCTTTGGCTTTGATTCTCTGTTCCTCTGTTTCCGTCTCCTGAAAGCCGGTCGTTGCTATGAATGCGGCCATCAAGAGAATTATCAATTTGTTTCGTGTCTTCATTTCCCTTTATCCTTTTGCGATTTCGTAAAATAATGAGCTTTCGCCGTTTCTGAACTTTGACCTCTGTCTGACTGACTCTTCCGGCATCCTGAATGCGTGGAATCTCTTCGAGTCTGCCAAGCGGTCAATTATTCTCATATCATGAAACGGTAGATGCTCAACTTCGTAGTTGCTTGTAAATATCGTTACTTTGTTGCCTTGATACCTGGCATCGATGATCATCAGGAACTTTTCGTCCATCCAGTCTTTGCCGGACCTCGCTCCGAAGTCGTCAATTATGAGAACGCGCGGTTCAATATAATTCTTCAAGATGGCATTCTCTGAAACTTCCGAACTTCCCCAAGCTCTTTGAATCTCTGAAAGTATCTTGTTCGCTGATTCATACTTCACTCGGATGTTCTGCTTCATGAGTTCGTTTGCAATACTGGAAGCGAGTCTTGTCTTGCCGCTCCCTCTCGCATCTGAGAAGATATAGAGTCCCATTCCATTCGCTTCGAAGTGTCCGAACTTTTGAACAAAAAGCTTTGAATCTCTGAGCGCACACGTTGCAAGCTCCCTTGATCTCGTTTGCTGATAGATGTCTATCTGGAAGTTTCCGAAGTCTGCATCTTCATACAGAGCCGGAACGGAAGCGAACTTCTTGTTGTTCCTGAGTCTCTGATTATCCTTCGTATTCCCTACGCACTCGCACGGGTAAAAGTAGTCGTATGATCCGGGCTTGTTCATATCCTCGCCGAAGAGTTCGACTCCGTCTTCGTTGAAGCATCGTCTATAAACTCCGCGTCCTTTACACTTTGGACATTCGTCCATCTTTTCGCCTTTATGTTCTCTCTCCCACTTTGCGCGGCGCTTTGCTGCTATGTCAATCGCTGTGATAATATCGTCAGCCGTCAGTCTCTCCATGTTTCGCAAAATACTCCTTTCTGAAAGTTATCTCCTCGAGGACCTCTTCCTTCGTGAGAACTTTCGGCTCATAAAATCCGACGCTGAACTCCTTCGGCTGATAAACTTCTGTCACTCTATCAAGAACAAGCTCTCCGTTCTCGAACCATTCCGGCGGCGCTCCATAATAAGGCGGATGCTCTGATTCAGGGTATTTAATGTTCCAGACGAGAAGCCCGTCCTTGTATTCTCTGCCGTATGCATCCGTCTTTGGCTGCTTTGCGTCTTTGTCGTCGTAATTCCCTTCAAGCACCTTTTCAAAGTTTCCGTCTTTCATCATCCAGTCGAAGGAAGCTGACCAATCGCTTTTCTCTCCCCTCAAGAACGAAGAAGCTTCCGCTTTCTCGAATACCTTTTTAAATTCCTCGATAGTATGTCCGCTGTTGTATCTTGCTTTGATTGCTCTCTTTCTTGATTCTGATAATGTTTCGCAATGCGGTAACGAGACGCAAGTCTCGTTATAGAGTTTGACTATCTTCTGATAGTCAAATCTCTTTCTTTTACTCTTATTGTTTATCTCATTATCATTATCATTATCATTATCATTATCATTATCATTATCATTATCATTATCATTATCATTATCATTATCATTATCAGGGTTTTTTTGCTTAGCAAAATAACCATTTGGTTTTTTTGCTTTTGTTTGCTTTTCTTTGCTTTCTTTTGCTTTTTCTTCTGTCTCTTCTGTTTCTTTTGGTCTGCCGCCCTTCTTTCCGGCTTCTCTTCTCTTTTCGCATATCGCTTCGTATTTCTCGCGATTTCTGTCGATGTCTGCTTTTATAAATGCGAAAGCCATCCCGACGGCTGAATCCATTTCGGGGACTTCTTCTCCGCCTTGATCTTTTAAGATTGCCGTGAAAAGAGTTCCGCGCTGCTCCATGTCCAGAAGGCTGACTTGCTTTATATAATCCGTATAAAGAACAAAACTCTTTTTCATTCTTGCCCCTCTCTTGTTTTATGTTGTCTCCTTTATCTCCTCTAAGCCGCTCTCGATGGTAACTCTTAAAAAACCGCTGTGTCTGAGTGCTAAATTGACGAAGGTCATTGCTTCGTTTACGTCATAAAATACGTAATCGGTAGCGAATTCCTCTTCCGTTTCAATAATCTTAATATCAGGATCGCTCGGTTCTAACGATACATAAAATTTTTCTTTTACCATGATTAGCCCTCTCTTTCTGTTAGATTTCAATTATGCGGATTCCGTGAACGTATAGCATGAGCTTTCGCTTGATGATATAGTCTGTTGTTCTGAAGCCCTTCGTATCTTCGACTACTGTCTCGCCCTGGCTGTCCTTATAAACGAAGTCGGCGATATAAACAACTTCACGCTCGATAACTTTTCCCTTCTTTATTCCTCCACGAGCGCCCACCGAATCCGGTTCTCTCTGTGTTGGTATTAGTACAAATTTGACTTGCATCTGAAGATCTGAAATCGCTCCGGCTTTTTCCAGAATGCGAAGCTCTGTATATCTTTTCGCTTCCTTCTTTGAATCAAACTCAATTCCGTTGACGACAGTCTTCTTTGCTCCGTATTTGCTTTTAGTCTGCTTTGCCATATGCGGCGGATAATTTCTCCACGCCATTTTGTCCGCTCCCTTCCGAGGGCGCTCAGTCCATCGAAACGCCCTCTTTTTTAATCCTGTGATGTTATATTTATTTGATTAACCAAAAAGCGCCGTTGAAGGATCTATCGGAGCGGTTTCGGTCTTTTTGGCTGCCTTTTCTGCTTCGATTTTTGCTTCTGCTTTGTTGATGATTTCCTCAGCCCTCTGCGTTGTTGCGTTTGGATCTTCCTTCGGAGCTTCTATTGCCGGAGCTTCTTCCGTATCGACGAAGGTCTTTGTTCCGTCTTCGTGAATGACTGCGTTATCAGACTCGAAAGCTGTCTGAAGGTCGATGCTCATAATTCCCCACTTACTGATTAACTGGCGGAGCATGGTCTTGTAGGCCATTGCGTCGAAGTCCTTCGACCAAAACGTGTAGCTTGTTCCGTCTTTCAGGTCGCTTTTGTATCCTGGCGAATACCTCTCAGCGTGGCTCTGCATCTTCGCTTTGCTCCAATAAATCGCCTTTCTGAATCCGTTCGTATATTCGAAGAATGCATAATATCCAACTGTCAGAGCTTGCTCCCTGGCTTCCTCGTCTTCTATGAGGTTGACTTCTATCTCTTCATTAAGCGGATCATAGCGAACGAGTTCGCCTTCCTTGATCGAGAGAACGTTCAGCTTCTTGTAATAGCCCGAACGAATAGCAAGTTGGATTAGCCCTTTATACCCAATCTGAAACTGTGCTTCTGTAACTCCGGCTTTCTTGTTCTTGTATGGCACAAAAAAGAATTGTCCGAGTTGTGGTGATGGTGTGAGATTCAGCGACGAACCGAGAAGCGCCGCCGAAAGAATGCTTGAGTTCGTGCATTCTTGAAGCTGTGGGTTCGCCTGAACTGCTGAAACTACCGAAGAGATGAACTTCTGTCCGTTCTTTCCTCCGACTACCTGATTGATGTTGTTTTTGACTGCATCCTGTGTCAAGTAAGCTGTGAGACCGAGTCTCTGTTTTCCTTTACTCTGAACGAGTGAGTTGTTAACTGCCATTTTTTAATCCTCCCGCTTTTCGATTGATGGTATCTGAGAAGCGTCGATGACTTTCGGCTTCTGATATGTTTTCTTTTCTTCTTCCTGTTCCTGAAGATCATCATCCCAGATTGTTTTCTGATCTGTGTTCGAAATGTATGTCAGCTTGTAACTCATGGATTCATCATCGAAAATGAGTTCCATCTCTGGCGATGAGATAGCTTCTTCTTTGTTCTTCAGCGCGACAGTCGATGAAACTTTGCAGCCAAACACCGGAACGTTGATCTCTCTATTCTTTCCGGTTCTGCTGTCCGGGATTTCAGTCGTCTTGATCTGAACATCAACTTTCATCGTGATGCTGCCCTCATCCGATTTGCTCTCAAGCATAGTCTTAAATAGCTTCTGAAGAACTCCGTCAAATTTGTTTCTTGCATCTTCGAACACTTCTGAAGTGATTCGAAGTTCTTTGATGTTATCGCTCATGTCTTGCACCTTCCTTCTTTTAAATTTTCTTAAATTCGATGTTGTTATCTTCGAAGAACTTCTTCAGCTTGAGCGCCTGATCTATCGTGAGGAGTGCTGAGAAGTTAATCCACATTGAGCCGTTCTGGGCCGTTTCCTCGGCTTTTTCTGCTTTAGCGTCTATTTCTTCGGCTTTCTCATTTGAAGGCGCTGCCGAAGTCTGTGGCGCTTCTGCGGATGCTTTCTGCATCTCTTCCCACTTCTTCTCGGCTTCGATTTCTGCCTTTCTTCTCTCTGCTTCCTCTTTCCGCTTTTGAATGTCTGCGAGACGCTTTCCTTCTGCGATAGCCTGATTCATGTCGAGACTTCTCTTGTAAACGTCGATAGCTTCAAAGCTGAATGAGTCGAGCTGTTCCAACGTTTCAAGCTCTGAATTTATGCGGTTTATCCATCCGGTGATGTCGGCCTGAATCTGCTTCATGGTATAAGTAGCGTTGAGCCACCTCTCATCGAAGAGTCTTGCAAGAGTCAGCCATTCCGGATGCTCTGTTGTCTCCCAGTACGCGCCGATTTCTGTTCGCTTGTCAGCCTTCTTCTTTTCTTCAAACTCTTTGACTTGCTTGTCTATAAGTGAAACCGGAGCATCAATCAACTTTATGATTTCATTGATTTTGTTCTCGAAGTCTTCAAACGGTTTCAGATATTCTTTCTTTCTGCGAGTCTTCTCGTCCTGAAGTGCTTTCTTGAGCTTATTCAAAGAGCTTCGGTCTGCCTTCGCTTCCTTGATCTGCTCATCTGTGTAAACTAAATTTTCAAACTTTTGCAGCTTCTCCGAGATTTCCGCTTTGATTTCGTCAAAGTTGAACTGAATCTCGGCCGGAAGCTGATACTCCTTAACTTCTAGTTGCATTGTTTCTTTTCTCCTTTCGTGTTATATGGTTGGTAGTACCAACGGCGGAAGTTTATCGTTCTTGATATACTCCGCAAATTTCTTTTCTTCTTCCATTAAGTAGTCAATGTCTTCCTGGACTTCCTCTCGCTCTATCGTGTAATGCTTTATGTTCAGGAAGATTTCGCCGTCGTAGTCATACTTGAGCGAAGCCCTCAAACATACGAAGTCAAATTCCGTGATTGCGAGATAATGCAAGCATTGAATGAAATAGTTGTCCGGAATCCGGTGATTCCATTTCTCTTTTTGAATGCTCTGCAAGATGTTTGTCGTCTTGATCTCGAGGATTCCTTTCCGACCTGTCTCTTTTTCAACGAGCCAACCGTCCAAGGATGCATGACCGAACGGAAACTTGTCATTCAGCCAGAGATTGTTCTCTGTATAAAAGACTTCATACTGCGGAAAGTCGAGAGCGAATAAAGCTCTGTGATGCTCTTCTGCAAGAGTTCCATATTTGACGAAGTCCTTTTCCGATATGTCCTCGGGTTCTCGTCTTCCGGTCTTCTCTTCCCAGAGTTCAATATTTGAACGATAAGGATTCATCCCAACGATGCAGCTCGCTTCAGATCCTCCGATATAACTCTTTCGAGTCCTGAGCCATTCTTCACGGCTCGATAGTATTTTCGTTTGAACCATCGCTTATTCCTCACAATTTGCTACAATGATGAGAACTATCCACATGAGCGACACTCCACCAAGAGCAAGCGGAATGATGAAGTTCTCGCCATCCAGACAGCAAGCGCTCAATAGTAAAGTGATAACTGCTGCCGTTGTTATAGTTTTGAGGATTCTATTCTTTGTCTTTGGTCTCATCTTTTCCCTTCTCCCTTCTAATTTTTTCAATTATTCGATATAGCTCCGGACAATCTTCTTTCTTGATCACGTGGCCGGATATATCGTTCAAGATTTCTCCGCTCCTGAGAACGTGTCTGACTTCCATCTGCTCGCCCCCTTTACTCTGTTGCGAATAATTCTTCGAGAGACATATCAACGCCGAGCGTGTTTCTAATGTTGATTGCTTCTTTGAGTGTCAGCTCTGCGTCTCCTCGCATCCTGGCATATAACCCACCGAGTGGAATCCCCGTCTGCTCTGATAAGTCCTTCATGTTCATTCGTCTTCTTGCGAGTTCGGCTTTTACGTTTGGAAACATTTGAACCCCTCCTTTCGTATTTTCGTTTGTTTGGTTTGTTGTTTTTGGTTTTTCGTGAACCACAAGTTGAATAATAGCCGTATTTTCAAAAATGTGCAACCGTTATTTTTGCATTTTCGTTAATTTTGTTATTTTTACACGAATTTTATTTTTGAATATCCGAACATTTTTGTTGTAAATTGCCGAAAATTAAAGTATTATAAAATTCAAACTTTGGAAGAAAGAAGGGCGGGAAATATGACGATAGAAGAAAAATTGAGAGACTGCATCTTGATGAATTATAGAAGTATGAGAGAGTTCACTTTGAAAGCTGATATTCCATACTCGACACTTGATACCATTTTGAAGCGCGGAGTTATGAACGCAAGCATCGGAAACATTCTGAAGATCTGCTCAGCTCTGAACATAAGCGCCGACGAACTGGCAAACGGAAAGATTGTTCCGGTTGAGAATAAATCCGAAATAATAGACGTTGAAAAGATGCTGATTGATTACAAGCTGAACGACAGAATAGTTCTCGAGCTTGACGGTTTGGAACTGTCAGACGATGAGCTTCTGCTTCTCTCTGATTCAATGGAAGTCAGCATCGGGATAATAAAGCGCCGGAGAGAATCGTCGAAACGTATGTCTGCATATGTCGAAGGACTATCGCAGGTTTTTAAGAACATTCAGGACAAGAAAGAAGGCGAAGAAGAATGATAGCTTTATATTGCCGAGTATCCACAAGAGAACAATCCCTCGAAGGATATTCGATCGGAGAGCAACAAGAGAGACTGAAAGACTACTGCTCTGCGATGGGTTGGAAGAACTTCGAACTATATGTTGATGGCGGCTTCTCCGGTGGAAACATGGAGCGGCCGGCATTAAAGCGGATGCTGAAAGATATCGAAAAGGGCAAGATTGAGAAGGTCGTTGTCTATAAGCTCGACAGACTTTCGAGAAGTCAGAAAGATTCTCTCGTCCTGATCGAAGATGTCTTTCTGAAGAACAATGTCGATTTTATTTCTATGTCTGAAAACTTCGATACTTCGACTCCGCTCGGCCGCGCAATGGTCGGAATCCTTTCCGTGTTCGCTCAGCTTGAAAGAGAACAAATAAAAGAACGAATGATGATGGGAAATGAAGCAAGAGCGAAAGAAGGTAAATATTGCGGAAGCTTCTCGCCCGTTGGATATGATTATATTAACGGCGAACTGCATCTGAACGATTTCGAAGCTCTGCAAGTCCGAGAAGTTTTCGAGCTGATTCTTGAAGATATTCCTCCGAGAAGAATTGCGAAGATATTAAACGAAAAAGGTTATAAAACTAAAAAAGGCGCGTGGAATGATGACCGCGTCCGCTATGTCCTGAAGTCTCCGCTCTACTGCGGCCGCGTGAGATATTCCGGCGAATACTTCCAGGGCATCCACGAGACGATCATCTCTGAGGAAACCTTCGAAGCTGCTCAGAAAGTGCTTGAGAGGAGATCTGCGGAAGCAAAGAAGCTGAACCGGAGTTCATGGAAGGCGACAACATACCTCGGCGGCTTCCTGATCTGCGGACAATGCGGCGCAAAGTACACGAAAACACTTCATAAGTGCAAGCGTGCTGATGGTGGTTATTATCGCTATTATTATTTTGTTTGTGATTCGAGGAATAAGAAAAGAGCGGAGTCTGTTCGAGATCCGCATTGCAAGAACAAGAACTGGAACATCGAAAAACTGACGAATATCATTTTTGACGAAATCCGAAAGCTGTCACTTGAGCCGAACTACTTTGAAGAAGTCCGAGAAGAGTCGATTCAGGAAGACAAGAGAAGTGTTCTCGAAGCTGAGATCGAGAAGATAGACGCTCAACTTTCGCGAGTTATGGATTTATATATTCTTGAAAATATTCCGCTCCAAACTCTCGAAGCGAAAACAAACGAACTGAACGAGCAACGTTTGAAGCTTGAAGAAGAACTCGAGAGTCTGGAAGAAGAAAAGTCCGAGAAGCTGAGCAAGGAAGAAGCCGAAGACTTGATTCAAAGCTTCGATGACATAATAAAAAGAGCGAACTTCGAAGAAATCCGCTCCGTTCTTTCTGCGCTCATTGAGAAGATAATTCTCGACGGCGAAGACATCGAAATTCATTGGCGTTTTTAGTTTTGTCTTTTTTACTCCCTTGTGTTGTTCAATCTTTAGATATGGCGACATAACGGAGTAAAATCATTTTATCCCACTTTTGGGTTTATTCTCAATTTTGGGATAAAGGAAGACGCCCCTCGGAGCTGTGTCTCGAGAAGCGCCTTCAAGAAAGGAGAAAAGCTATATAAACTAACTTAACTTATAAACTGCATAGCCTTTTGTTGCGTAGTTGCCCAAACTTCCCCAGTTAAAAGTCAATGTGTTTGGATAATCAACCAGAGCCACTGATATAGATGCATAGTTTCCACCCCTAATGGCTTCTATAACCTCTGAATCGTTGTTTGTGCTAATAGTGGCATAAGTGGTTGGATTGTTTTCAGCGCCGCTTGTCTGAAAACATATTGCAATATATCGACCGCTTCCAGTTAGTGAGTAAGTCTGTGAACCGCTATAAGTGTTATCGCTCTTTGCATTGCTGATAACTCTTGTAAGCTGGCTTGCTTCATAGTAATTACTTAGGATTACTGCAAGATGTACCTGACTTGTATAATTTCCATCTGAGTAGTTACTGAGCGTAACCGTTTCGCCCTCTTCAAGATGCACTATTGCAACTCTAGTACACTGGTTTCTATCAGGCGAACTCCATGAAGGATTGAAAACATCCTGATATAATATCTCTCCAGTTGTAGTTATTGAAGAAGTCAGACTCTTCGTGGAAGCTTCACCATTCATGTTTATGTTGACACATAACACGTTACACTTTTTAGTTGCAGTGTAGGTGTCACTTGTTGAAGCATTGTGTCTGTTCTGAGATATAACCACGCCTTCGAGTATTGGAACGTCACCATCTATCAAAGCCCAGTCATCTTCCATGAATAAAAATTCAGCTATCTTCTTGTTTCCACTATTCAGCATGAGATATAAATCGCCGTCTTTATCAGTTGCAGCCATGGTTGGTGTATCAGTTCCATAAGTTATACTGTTTCCACCCTCTGCAGTGGTCTTAAAGTTTTTTGCTAAATATTTTCTAGCTCCCCAAGTAGGACTATCTACCATCACATAATCATTTTCTGAAACTCCTGAAGCTTCAGATAAGTTTATTATCTCTGTTTTATCCATCTGCTATTACCTCCTAGCTAACCTCAACTATGATAGTGTCATTTTTGCCCTTATAACTTACTGTTATAACACTACTTCCAACTTCTAAAGTTCCGCTTAAAGTATAGTTATCTATTACTCTGCTTCCTCCACCCTGATAGTAAGCTGTTACTACTAAGTCGGTCTTTAAGTCATCAAGTGGAGTATCCTCATATACAGTCTCAGCCTGAGTATATACTGCATTTATACGTAACAGAACTGGCTCAAACGTCTTAGCAAGTATCTTACAAGCTCCACCGCCTTCGCTTGCTAATACTAAGTAATCATCATCGGCGAGTTCTGTTGCTTCGGGTAGGTCTTTTATTCTCATACACCCACCCCCTATACAATGACTTCTTCGTTGTTGTCAGTTGTTATCGGATTAGTGCCATCACTCAATACGTTGAAGCCTATCTTTGACTTCAGAACTTCGATATATATTTCTGTTCCTTTTGCGGTTGCGTCTACGGTAACGGTTGGAATAGTGCTGGAAGTGTCCAGGGTATAATCAACATCATTCAAGCCATTGACATATACGTGAATGATATCGCTTCCGTCGTAAGTGTAACCGACCATGTCAAGAGCCACCTCGTTAGTGACTCCGGTTGCTATTGTGACATTTTTACTAAACTTTTGAATGAAAGTATTTACTTGTAATTCTTCCGTCAGAGTGCTGAACCAATCATCGAAATCGATCTGCATTTGAGCTTTCCAAGACGTCATCTCGGCAAGCATATTTTCATAGGCAGTCTGATACTGGAGGAAAAGCTGAGAAGTATCAACTTGATCAATAAGTCCAGTGACCCATCCGCATAAGTTACTCGGTCTTGTGTCTTCGATGTTTGCCTGGGATATGCTGACAGCACCCGCTCCAACGAAAACATAAGCGAGACATAATTCAATCATCGAAGCGTCTTTCTGCATGGATGGTTTAATCGGATTTGTTGCCGGTTCTCCATCTTTTGTTGTGATAGTCATAAGTCTGTTTACTATGTCGAGCCGAACGATGATGGCCGTCCATCTGTTAAGCACTATATGAGCCGGAGTTATCTCAAGAATAAGAGTCGCGCTATTGCTCAGCCATTTGCTATTGACGATAGCGCGTCCTGAAAGAACTTGAACAACCATTCCTTCAGATGCCGCTTTGACTTGCAGCGCTCCGCCCACGCTTTCATATACTCCATCACTCACTAACCCATCAAAGTAGGTGCTGATCTGATCGGCGTTATATGTTCTGTCTCCGTTTATTGAATTAAAAAAACCGTAAGTTATTGCCATTAGTCTTCAACCTCCCATTCGCTGAAAGTAGGAACAACGGAAGTTCCGTTTTCATCCTCTGCATATATTATTTCATTTATTCTCGAAACCGCACTGATTCCGAGTTCATTTTCGATAAGAACTAAGTCTCCGAGGAAATAGTCTTCGTTTAGCTTATATATCCCCGAGGGTTCGACTTCTCCCTCGAATCTTTCCGTGAACTTCGTCTTGCTGAGCTGTGTCTCTCCGTAGCCCTTTAGCATCTCGATATAAGTCTCTTCAGTTATTATCTCTCCGTTACTGGAAACGCTGCTCCCGTCGATATAAGCTTCGAATCTTTCAATCCCTGAAGCCGTTCCGATGCTTGCTGTCCTTTTGGAAGTTCCTTCTCCTTCTCCACCTATAAGAGCCGCGTTCTGATATGCTTCGCGGTTGTTTTGATAAGACGAAGAAAGCAAGTTGTCGAAGGTAGGCGAGAAGATAACTCTTTCCGTTCCGGTTGCTCGGTCTGTTCCTTCGTAGATCTGAAAGACATATTTGCCGGAAGATATAAATATATCCCATCCGTAGCCAAGCATCGAGCAAGCTTCCTGAATCCAGGTCGCGAGATTTTCTCCGAATAGCTGAGTCTCAAGCGTCTTCTGAAGTCCTTTATCTTCTCCGAGTATAAAGTTCGGAATGGCCCTCGCTGAAACTGCTGGAGCTATCACTTCCGAGGTTATAAGTCCACGGATTGAAGCTTCCGCACGTCCTGAGATGTTCTTCTGTCCCCAAACTATCCGGCGTTCGAGAATCGACTTGAGTCCTCGCCCCGTTACCGTAATGAGCCAACCTTCTTCGAAACTGATATCTATCTTGATATTTTCGCAAACCATAACGTTTTTGAATCCGTCTGCCGAAGCATCTTCAGCTCTTACGAGATAAGCTCCATAAGTTAGCAAGCTGATATTCTTCTCCGTAGCCGGAGCAATAAGTTGAAAGTCATTAAAGCCGTTATATTGAACGTTCCATACTGAAGATTTGAAGCTCTCAACTATATCCTTGACGCCGTTTAATCCGTCTAAAACGTATATATCCATACATCAAACCCCCTCGAACTGATTGGTTATAATACAGTAAGCACTTAAATTCTCCGGATTCGTGTCTGCCGTAATCATAAATAGATTATCGCCTGGATCAAAAGAGAACCATGAAGAACCGATTTCAAGATTGCTGATGATGTTCGACGTCACTCCATTTCGTGTGAGAAGAACCTCTTTCTTTCCGGTCTTCGTATTGATGTATATTTCATCACCTTTGATCATTGAAAGATTGAGTTTGAAATATTCGCTTTTACCCGTGTTATATATTGCCGGATTCGAAAGATATCCTATCGCTTCGAGGAATATCTCGGCGCCGGTTTCTACGTCTCCCCCGTTCAGGATAGTTTTCTCTCTGTCGTATATAATTTCGCTGAATGGAATCGGTTCTTCAATGGAAAAAGGAAACTCAAACAACGATTGAATGTTTGAAAAATCAGTCATTACACTATCGGAGCCATTAAAGAACGGCTCCGGGCATAATATAGTTATCACAGCGGTTTGCTTCTTTGCGAAGAAACCAATCTGGATGCTTTGGCAATATCCGTCAATATATACGTTCCGAGTGTCGTTGCTGTAATAAATCCGAACCGGATATTTATTTTTGAAATATTTATAAAGATTTATCCTGTTATCTTCGGCGGGCGCGTTAATCGCCAAAGTCAATATAATTTGGCGATCGTTCACGTGCGAACTGTTAAATTTTGAACCGTCAGCGTTTGCGTTCCTGGTTGTGTTTATAGTTGCATCCGGCGGATTTATGCCATCAATTTCCTTTATGACATATGCTGGATTATCTGTGAGTTTTAATCGCTGCCCGTATTTATTTTGAACAATCAAATCATACATTCCGCGTCCCCCTTAAATCATGGCTTTTAGCATTTCGACTTGCTGCCTTCTCGCTCTATAAGTCTCAAGTGCTGAGAGCGATTTCGGACTGTTATTTGTTTGTGATAAATTATAATTATTGATAATCGTTGAAGAGCCAACTCCAACCGCTCCGCCCTCTCCTGGCGTTGATATTGCCGCCTTTGAAAGATTGAGGTTTGTCTGCAAGCCTTCGAGCGGAACTGATGCAGCTTTCGCCATCTCTGAAGCTGTGCTTCTTACTGCCGAAACTGTATCTTTCAAACCTTGAACGAAGCCTTCTCCGGTATAGTCTCCGATTAGCTCCATGACTTTTGAAGGTGATTTGATTTTCAGGTCCTTCTTAAAGGTTGAAAGCATCGACTTGATGAAAGTCTTCACTTCTTTGCTGAGGTAGTCTGTATTTTTCGTTAATCCTTGAACGAATCCCTTCATTGCATCCGCTCCGAGTGCTTCAAGCTGCTTCGGAAGATCTTTCATCGCCTGATTGAGTTCTTTCTGATACTCTTCTCCGACTTTCTTTATATCTTGCGAGTAGATGCTTTCTCCGGCTTTCTCCGCTGCCTTCATCTTTTCGGTGTAGGCTTTGTTGTATGCGTCCAGGTCTGTCGCTGACATCATCAAGAGTCTGTCAATGAATGCTTTTCCCTCTTTCATGTCATAGCTTGCTATCTGTTCGAATAGCTCCGAAGAAACTTTGTTCTTGATCTGAGCAAGTGCTGAAGTATAGTCCGTTATTTCCTTCGTCTGCTGCTTGATGTCTGAAATCGTCATGATTCCCGCTCCGGATACCTGGAAGAGATCTCCGGCTGATTTAAGCTTGCCGACGAGTTCATTCTGTTTCGTTATCAGAGCATCATATTTCGCTTGATACTTGTCTCCGATTCCATTCAGCGTTGAGTTGATAAGCTCCTGAGCCTTTGAAGAATAACTATTCATCGAAGTAGTAAACTCCGAAATGAAGTTCGAAGATGCGTCCTGATATGCTGTCTTGTATTCGTTCTGAGTCGCTATGAGCTTCGAGAAGGTCTTCTCGTTCTCGCTTATAAGTTTGGCCGCTGATTCCTTTTCGGCCGTTATCTGCTTGTCATACTTCGCTTTGACTGCATCGTCTGTCGCTTTGTCCTTCTTCGCCTGAAGCTTTGCAAGTTTCATGTCCGAGTCTGTCTGAATTGCTGTCTTGCGGTTATCCCTCTCGGCTTGAAGCGCTGTGATCTCAGCGTCAAACTCTGCAATCTTCTTGTTATTCTCATAAGTCATTCGATTTATGAGGTATGTAGTCTGATCTGAAATCTTGTCCGCGAGCATATCCGTTACACTTGAGGAAGCATCTGCGAAACCGTATTCTGTGACGTTCTTTGCTGTCTTAACTGCCGCTCCTACAACTTTCTTGACTGCTGAAACGAGATTCTTCTCGAGACTGGTAACGCCGTTAATATATCCTTGAGTAAAATACTTACCACTTTGGAATGTGAGCTTCGAAGGTGAGCCTTCCTGTTGTCCGCTCTTTAAAGCATTGAGGGCAGTCTTTGCAAGATTCCACGCTGTTGTCCAAACTGAATTAGTCTTGTTGTTCATTCCGTTGATGAAACCTTGACCGAAGTTCTCTCCGCTTGTTGTTGTAAGTTTTGAAGGTGAGCCTTCCTGAATTGATGAGCTGAGCGCACTTGTTGAAACGTTTCCGAGATTGGATGCTGAACTTTCCGCTTCTCCGCTCTTCGAGCTGATTCCTTTAGAATATCCGCTGCCGAAGTTCTCTCCTGACTTTTCACTTTCTCCCGTTGGTTCGAGATTCTTTTCCGAAAGCTGCCTGAGTCCTTTCGCTGCTTCTATTGCTGCGGTTGAATTTCCAGACATTCCCGAGACGAAACCTTGTCCGCCTTGATTTCCGGCTGTCGATGCTTGTCCGCTGAATTTGTTCAGCTCTTCAACTGCCGCATCTACCATGGATTTCGCTTCGTCCACCATCTCTTGAGTAACTATATCCGAACCACTTTCAACGGCTTGCTTCAAATTCTCGTAATTCGTTTCCATATCTGAAACTTGACGCTCGAGACTTTCCTTTGTTCCGTTCTCGGCCGTTATGAAGTCGTTCTCCATGTTGGTGAGGGCTTCCTTGATCTTTGCCGTGTCTCCGCTGATGATTGCCGAAGAAAGTCCTTCATAGTTCTTGATAGTGTTTTGATATTCGATATATTGATTCTCTGCGTTAAGGTAGGCCGTCTTAGACTCTACCATCGCGCCTTTTGCTCCGTTTATCTGATTCGTAAGAGAAACAAGCTCGTTTCCGTACATCTCCGCCGCTGTTGCGGATGAAACCGCAAGGCCTTGTTGATTCGCCCATTCTTCGGCGGTCATACTCTGAACTGAAGCAAATCTTGTTTCCAGGTCTGCAAGCTCTGACTTATTCTGCTCGTAGATGCTGAGTGCTGAAGCGTAAGAGTTGAGAGCTGATTCCTGATTCTGAATCGCCGTTGTATAAGCTTCTTCATTCGCCGAAAGAACCGCTTGAGCCTTCTTTGTTTCGATAAGTTCCTCGAGGGCTGTCTTTTCGTCCTTGTAGTTCTGAATAACTCCGTCAACAAGCTCCATCTCAGTTCCAAGCGCATCATTTAAGGTCGTAACGATGAAGTTTGCTCGTTCTTCATAGCACTTGTTGACTTCTCCGGATGCGTTCGTGTAGCTGTCGAGTTCTTCCGCTAACTGCTCATAATAGCCGAACTCTTTGTTGATCGCTTCAACGCTTTCATTTCTTGCGCTCTGAATTTCGTCATAAGCATCTATCATGTTGTAGATCTTGTCGATTTCTTCCTGTTCCTGAGCTGTCAGCGTTTCGATGTCGCTTGTATAGCTCTTTGTATTTGCCGCAACAAGTATGAGAGCTGATGCAAGAGCCGCAACTCCGGCCGTAACAACTCCGAGTGGTGTTGCCATCTGCGCCGCATTGAGCAAGAGCTGAGCCGTCTCTGCTGCTTCTGTCGCTGCCTTTAAAGCTGCAAACGTTGAGATCATCGTTCCGATCATTGAAACGAAGGAAGCAAGCTTCGAAGCTACGAAAGTGACTGCGAGTATCGTTCCAACGTTCTTGATAGTTTCTTTGATAACGTCAAAGTTTGTTATGATAAAAGTTATTCCGTTCTTCGCAAATTCGAGAACGTCCTTGATTTTATCCTTGATCTGCGGAGCGTTTTCCTTTACTGCCTTGAGTATGTTCTTCGCTCCGTCTTCAATAAGTGAAACAACTTCTTGTATTTCCGGTTCGTATTCCGTGAGCATCGAAGAAACTTCCGCTCCGACGTCTGTCTTCACTCCTTGCCAAGCTAGTTTTATCTTGTCCACGCCATCGAGGGTGCTTTCGTATGTCGTTTCGACGTTGCCCTGATAGTCTGTTAAAGCGCTGCTCAGATCGTTAAAGTTGAGCCTTCCACTCTTGCAAGCTTCCGCTATTGCAGGACCCGCTTTCGTGCCGAAGAGTTCCATGGCTTCGACGGTAGCTTCTGAGGTTGAATCTGCGCTCTCCATCGCGCTTTGAAGTTCCGAGAGAGCTTCCGCCGTGGACTTACCTTCCTTCGATGCGTTTGCAAGTGCTTTTTTAAGTGCTGACATGACCGTTTCAGAGTCAACACCCGAAGTCTCAAGATTTCCCATGAAGGTAACTGCTTGTTCTACGTTGAGCCCCATATCTTTGAGGGATGCCGCGTTCGTGGTCAGTGAACTTGCGAGAGAGTCAACGCTTGCCCCGGTTTGCTGTGAGGAAACGTTGAGAAGGTCGAGAAGGTCTCCCACGTTCTCGGATTCGATTCCCCAAGCTGCCGAAGCGCTCTGAACTGCATCGATGCTCGAAACTACGTCAGTATTATTCAGATCTGCAAACTTGATAAACTTCGTCGATAAGTCTTCGAGTTCTTCTCCGGTGAGTCCGAACTTTGTATTTATCTCTCCGATAGCGTTTCCGGCGGTCTCCGTCTCTGTAAGAACCGATTTCATGACGTTTGAATAACTTCCCGAGAGACTTTCGAGAGCTTCACTACTTGCCCCGGTCTTAGCAACTATGATGTCGTAGCCGGTGTCAAACTCTTGATAAGCTTCGTAGGCTTCTTGTGCAAGGTCCTTCAAAGCTGATATTGCCGCCTTGATTCCTGATGCGACTAAATCTGCAAGGACACCCTTCATGACCGTGAAACCGTCTCCAAGCTTTCCCGTTGCCGCTTCTGCGTCTTCCATTGCTTCGGTCGATTCTTCGGTTTCGTCTGCAAACTTTCCCGTTCCGTTCTTGCAGTCCGTGAGCTGTTGGTCGTACTGAGAGATTTCTTTCTCGGTGTTATTGATAGCCGCTTTCATGTTGTTGATTGAAATCTTGACCTTGTCCGCTTCGGCTGAGTTCTCCCCATAAACTTCTTTCGTTTTATCGAGCTGATCTTCGAGAAGTGAAAGCCTGGTCTTCTGAGAGTTGAGGATTGTATTTAATTGTTTGAGCTTTGCTTCGAGTCCTTCAGCGTTATTGCTCCAATCATCCATACCCGAAGAAGCGGCTTTGAACTCTGAATTTGCAAGCTTGACCTGACGAGCCGCTGCTTGCATCTGCGATTTTAAGTTCGATATATCGGCTTTTAGTTTAACGGTTGTATCTGCCATGGTTTTCACCCCTTAAAACCAATTATCTGATGCCGGCCTTCTTATAACCCGATTCGGATCATTGAGCTTCTTCTCCCTGATCTGCAATCTTCTAACGTCCGCATATAGCTCTATGACCGAAACGAAGCTTCTTTCGTCCACGTCATACGGTGTAAAAGCCGGAAACTCTTTGCAGAGTTGATAATTGATTGTAAATAAAATTTCAAAAAGCGGAGTATCATCTACTCCGCTATCACGTTTTTTGATTCATTCGGGATAGTGAGTATCTGTGCAAATGAACCCTTGAGGATTGCGACCACTACCGGAAGTAACTCGCTCAGCTTTACGCCGTCCCAGTCCTCTTCCTTCATCTCAGGAAAGACTTTCGTCAATACGTCTGTGACAGCTTTCCAAGAGCCATATAATATTCTTAGAAGTTCCGAAGTGTCGTCAATCTGATCTATTTCCAGGACTGCGAAAAGCTTCTTGATTGTTCCGAAGCGAATATCCACGAAACGAGCTTCGACAGTCTTCTTGATTTCGTCTTTATCGTCATATACGTTTATCTTTAGTATTTTGTCACCCATTTTCTTTTCTTCCTTCCTTGTTTGTTTTTTTAAAAATGGGCGGAGCGCTTACCAACTCCGCCCGTTAAAGGAGAAATCGCGAAACTCGGCAAAAGTTGCGATTTTTTTATGCTGATGGTGTCGGAACTGTGATTGTGCAAGTATCGGTGTAATTTGTGCCATCAACTGTGATGCTTGCTGTGATTGTTGAGCTTCCGGCTGCCTTGCCTTCAACAAGTCCGTCTGAATCAACTGTTGCGTATGTTGGAGCGCTTGAAGTCCATGTCACAGGTGTATTTGCTGGATATGTTACGGCCTGAAGCTGGAGAGTGTCGCCAACTGCAACGGTTGCATTTGATGGAACAACGGAAACGCTCGGAGCCTGGGAAGCCGGAGTTATAGTGTCAGGAGTCTGAACACTATCAAAGAATGTCGGGATCTGAGCTGCCTTGTCTTTTGATATGTTGACATTAACTGCTTTTGCTGTCTTTCCTGTCTTCGAGAACTTATGAATCGTATTGATTCCGGTATATACGAGCTCCTGGCCGTTCGCATCTGTTCCGGCGTCCTCTGTTCCGTTTGTCTGATCTGGAATGTTGAAGGAGCCTTTAAGTCTCCAAACATAAATGATCTGACCGTCGGTTGTCTTTGTCTGATAGCCGATTGCGAAATGCTTCTGTTCTCTCTCTTCCTCGATAAACATATCGGTTAAATCGTCATAAGTCTGACCTGTGATTTCTGCGAGAACATCAAGCGGAATCGCTGATGCGTTAATGGTTATAGTGTCGGCTCCGGTTGATGTAATAATTACCGCCGGAATGTTATCATAATAATGAGATTCCGAAGCGCTGTCGGTTGTTTTTCCAATTTCAGCAACGCCCGCAAGGTCTTTTACTTCGCCGAATGTGATTCCGGTCTTGTCGTCATTTAAAACTTCTGCATAGACGAGTCCTTCAACTCCTCTATATTCGAAAATCTTAGGCATATCTTTTTACCTCCGTCTTTAAATTTCTAAAAAGTAACACTCGAGCATCCTTCCGGTATGTGTTGCTTCGTCTGAAGCTACGTCTTGCCCCTTCGAAGGAACTATCCAGTTCGCATTCTTGAGAGCCGTCCTGATGCTGAGCAATAAGTTATAAACTTGTTCGGGATCTGAGCTATAAACATAAACGTTATAACTCCAAGCTGTCCCATATTCTGAATCGTCATAGTGAGCGTGATCCGGTGATTCGTTGTTCCAAAACGTGACGAAGGTCTCCGGATATCTTTCCGCGTCTGACATAGAGCCTTGACGATATACTGGAAAGCCGAACGATTCAATTATCTGAATGAGATTGTCTTCCATATCATGAACCTAACCTTTCGTCTATTTCGTCTTGTAGTAACTGATCAATATCTTTCTTCAAAGTGCTTTCATATTTCTTCGTACCGTAAATCTTTTCAAGCGCGTAATTCGGTCGCATCTTTGGAGTCCCCGTTATCAGGAATCCGCCCGCTCCTGGTTTCGTTTTGTCAAATCCGATGTCGATTTCAACCGCAACGCCCTTCTTTTCGGCTTTAGCGTTTCGAACGATAGAAGCCATCGTTTCGCCCTGAGAGTATTTACCTCCGGCCGGAAGGTTTGCGCTTGACATGGCTGCCACGGTATCGACCTCGACGGTCTCGGCCGTCTGCTCCATAGCATCCGCAACTATATCCTCAACGTTTGCCCCGAGATTCTCTAATTTCTCAATAAGACTTGAAAAGCTCGAGAAGTCGATTGATATTCCTTGCTTCCTTGCTGCCATCACGCTTTACCCCCGACGTTTTCGACCTTGAACTGTACGAACTGATGTCTCATGTTGATATTTTCCGGCCTTGTTATGATGTTGTAGAGCCTTTGAGTTTCGCATATGTAGATTTGACAATCTGATGCGAATCGAGGATCGTACCACGTTTCAATAACTGCCGTATCAAAAACCATGTAGATATCGTTTGAAAAATTTTCAGTTCCGCCGTATGTCTTGAAACTTCCGAAGAAGGTCGGTAGCGTGTCAATGTAAGCCATGAACCTTGAGAACTCAACCGGATCATTTCGATTGATAGAAAACGGATACTCAAAATGACTCTCGACTGTGTCTCGATAGATTTTTCTAACTACTCCCTTAACCTTTACAGTCTCAGGAACTAAGAGCTTCATTGCTACGTCAAACGGCGCGTTCGGTTTGAAACTTCTTGCCATAACGTCGCCCCCTTACTTCTTATAACTGAGCTGTGTCGCTCTTTGCATAAAATACGATGAGAGCTTTCCGTCTCCCGCTCCATAATTCCATAAGTCGGAAACGCCACGACTGACGATTCCCGTTGTTATGTTTGCTTTTTGCACTCCGGCATCTGTTAGAAAATTCATAACTTCTTCGATATACTCTGAAAGAGTCTCGTCGAGGTATTCTCCAGTTATTCCGAGTGCGGTCTTAACTTTTGCTAACATCTGAGCATCGGCCATCGTCTGCCCCTCCTGACTTAGTTATTTTTTCTTTGCAGCCTTCTTCGACTTCGGAGCGGTTTCTTTTACCTTCGTGACAAGTTTTCTCCTGTCTGCGAGAAGTTCTTCCGCTCTTGAATCTTCAAACTCGACGATTGAGTCCTTTTCGTAAAGGTCGCCGGTGTTTTTGTCTCTGAAAGCTATTTCAATTTTTAGTTTCATGAGTATGACCTCCGAAATTTGCCCTTGCCACTCGTTCAGCGCTTTTTGTAGGCGTCGAACGAGTTTTCGGGTGTAAATGTTCAAGCTTCGACTCTGAGAGCCTTCTCGAGCTTTTTAGAAGCCGATTCTTGTAATAGTGATTGCTCCGGAGCTGAGGACTGCTTTATAAAGTCCGCATCCGTCAGATTCTACGGTTCCGGTTGGTGTAACCTTCACACCATCAATTGAGAAACCTACGTAGTCATAGGCTGGCACGAAGTAGATTGTTGCAGCGCTTACGCTTGAAGCTGTCGCATCAATGTCGATTGTCTCAACTGGCTGTGTTGCGATAAGTGGAGCACTGCCGCTTGTAACCTTGAAGTTGCCGTCAACGTCGAGCGCATCAAGCTTTGCAAGAGTTGCGTTGTTGCTATCCATCTTGAGGATAACGCTATAAAGTGAAAGAAGATCTGTTGCCTGTACTGGCACGACTCTGTCTTTGTTGATCATCGTTTTATACCTCCAATTTTATTTTTGTTTATGCCTGGATCTCGTCAGTTCCGACGCTCCATTTTCCGTCAGCAACTTTCAGAACTTTTCCATTATCTGAAGCTGTTACCTTTGGAAGCTCTGGAGCGGTTGCGGTCTCTGCTACTTCTGCAATTGCGAGGATCATATCAGGTATAAGAGTTATATTTGTGACATCTTCGGCGTTTCCGCCGAGTGCCACAAATAAAGCTTTGAGAGCATCAACTGTTTGTTTCATGACTTCGCCCTCCTTCGTTATTAACTAGCTTTCTTAGTAATGAGATAGAAGCTATATGGATTGAGAACTTTTCCATCAACAACAACGAGAGCTTTGTCAACCCATTCGTTTGTTTCTTCGTCGAAGTATCTTCTCATAGTGAAGCCGAAGTTCTCGTTTACTGCGTAGTCGTCCGGATTCCAGAAGATTCCGATTACGTCGCCGGCTGAAGCCGTGTCGAAGTCCGGAAGAATATCAGGTTCAACGAGTGAGATTCTGCGTCCGAAAAATCTTCCGTTTGGATCTACCGCGTCGCCGTCGTTAACTTCGAGCCCTGTTGCCTGTCTGAAGATTGGATTTCCGTTTGCGTCGCTCATGGTCTCAAGATAAGCGTCAACGGTTGATGTTGAGAAGATGAACTCTCCTGATCTATATCCGAGCGGAATCTTTGCGAAGAAGTTCTTTCTCCAAGCCTTCCAATCGTTGATGTCATTTGCTGACATCTGGATTGTATGTCCGGCAAGTGTGGTCACTCTTTCATCGTTAAGGATTCCGAGCATCTGGCCGTTTCCTGTTCCGTTTACGATTCCGTCGTCCATTGCTTCAAGATAAGCGATAGCGATTGCCTTTGTGATCTCTGCTTCGAAGCTCTCAAGAGTGAGAAGATTTGACAGGAATGTCTGAGCAACCCTGATCTCTGCTTCGTTGTATTTGAATGATACCTTTCCAAGCTTGTCTGTCTTCTGACGTGGAGAAACAGTTTCTTCAGTAATCCATTTGAACTTTGCCTTCAGAGCTCCGACCGGATAATCAACGCCGCCCTTGATTGCTGTCTTTCTAACTTTTGCATATAAGTTGCCATAACGAACACGAACGGTGTTGATAACGTCTCTCATAATGGTGAGCGGAATCGCTGCGCCTGTGTCGGTTGTGCTGATTGCTTCTCCATTTCTCACGATTGGAGTTCCGTTCTGAACGTACTTCATGAACGCGCTTCTGTACTCCATAGACTCGAGATAGTTATCGTCTTCTCTTCCTTCCTCTTTCTTTGCTGAGAAAGCACCGAGAATCTCTCCGCCGACAAGCTGAGCATTCTCCGGAGCCTTTGCTCTTGCTTCCTGAGAAGCTTCTCCCTCTGCCAGAATATCAAGCTCCGCCTGAGTCTCTTCAATCTCTGCGTTTACGTCTTCGAGTTCTGAAGTGAGAGAGCGAACTTCGTTCACGTCTGTTGATGCTTTACATCTTGATGCAAGACTTTCCTTCTTTGCAATGAGTCTCTGCATTCTCTTTTCGAGTATTTTCTTTCTACTCATGATTTTTGACCTCCTAATATTTTGATTTAAAGTCATATTTTGCCTTAGCAAGCTCGAGAGCCTTCTCGTCTTGCTCTGCGTCTTTGTCGCGTGTCTGCTGCCTTGCGGTCTCCACTGCAAGCCGCGCTCTCTCCAGAGCTTCGGAAGAGCTTCTCGCATTTATAGAAGTGGTGTCATACGCCGGAAACGTGCAAGCGCTGACCTCCACAACTGAGCCTATCGAAATTATTCTTCTTGTTGGGTGATCTGAATCCAGATTCTCCCAGTTTTCTTCGTCTATCGAAAAGCAAAAACTCATTCCGCTTATATCGCCCCTCTGAACTGCTGAGTAAAGCGAGCGAGCTTCTGCGTTGTTCTCTGTGTCGAGCTGAACTCTGATTTCCATGCCTTCGGAATCGACGGAGAGCTGCATCGTCGAATTGCCGTTGTTTCTTCTGGAACGTGCGAGCGGGATTCTTGAAAAGTCGTGATTGATTAAAAAACGAACATCTGTCAGATCTGTTCTTTCGAGCGCCCCTCTCTCGATTACTTCGTCAAAACATCCAAGATCTGTTACTGAAGCATAAACTATCGGGCGACCTGTTATGATGCTGCCTTCTTCTCCGTTATCCTCAAGCGCTCTGACTTCGCACATATACGAGCGAGATTCGAGCTGTTTTTTTTCTTTGTCTGCCATTTTTAAACCTCCGAAATATCTTCTTGTTTTTCTTCGTCAACTACATCTACGTTGACCTTTCCCACCTGGTATTGCTCCGCGTTATTCGCATCTATCCAGTTAAGCGACATATAACGCTTGCCTTCCAGTTCCGGAAGTGGTCTCAGTCCGAGAGCTGTTCTCTTCTCGTTCTCGAAGAGTGCTCCGGTCGGTGATAATATATTTATCATTTCGAGTGTCTGCGAAGTCGTCATGAAGATGAGTTCCTTCGGATAGAGTTCGACTCTGTTCCCGAACGCTTTTTCACGTGGAGTGAATATTTTCTTCGTTATTGCCTGAGACATCGAAACGATTATTGGTTCAAGTGTTTTTTGATAAAAAGCTTCGTACTGCTCTTTCGTGTAGTCTCCCGTTAATATACAAAGCGGAACTCCAAAGTTCCGGAGTATCTTCTCGTCAATAAACTTCAGCGTGTCCGCATCGACAAGCTCAATCTTGTGTTCGAGCGGTGTATATTCCGTCTTTAGATCAAGCGGTAGGATGCCGGATTCGTTTCTGTTCAGCTTTTCCTCGAACTCCCTTATAGCTTCGTGAATCTTGTTGTCGTCCATGAGGGTGTTATATTTCATGATTCCGTTCACGTTGTAACTTGCTTTCATAGCTTTTGCGAGTCCATCGAGGAGCTGCTTATTCAGTTCGAGCGTTTTCAGGAGAGCTTCGTTGTTCGGCTGTCCCATTTCATCGCCGCCCATATACTGATTTATTGAGTAGTTGTATTTGATATGTATTACGTTGTCATAAGGGAACGTCGTCTCGTATCCGCTGGCGAAGTAAAAACGAACGAATAATCTTCCGGATGCGTCTTCGATGAAATCGACCTCTGTCGGATTGATTGGATAAAGCGCTTCATAATCTCGATGTTCTTCTCCGTTATCCATCCATGTTCGATAGATCGGAACTATGAAAGCGTTATAGTTGAGCATCAAGAGCCATGTTATTTTTTCCAAAAACTCGCTCGTTGTCATGAGCGGATTCGGGTCCGATAAAACGTCTTGAACGGTCGAATGCCTGATCGGAGTCGGGTCGTCGCTTTTATATCGAACGTGTGTCGGATTGAGTTTCTTTATCTCGTTGACGATGCAAGCGACCGCTTGCTGAACCGCATCCGAGAGATATATATTCGTTCCGAACTGCGTATATAATGGGAGCCAACCGTTCAATGTTGACGCAAATTTGTAATCTTTCGGTGGGCGTCTGAATAATTTATCAAACCACTTCATTTCATCCTCCTATTAACCGCTTATAGTCTGAGCGATAACGTCTGTATAATTCGTAAAGCGAAGCAAGGGCGACACTTCCGTCGATTTTCTTCGCGTTCTCTGTCTTTATGATCAAAGCCTGTCTGAAGTCGTTAATCTTCAGACTGCTATTCTTGAAGCACCATCTATCGACCGGATTCTCGTTATAATTTATGAGCTGAGTCTTCAGATCTGTTTCGACAAGTCGAATCGCATTATTTAAGGTCTTTGCATCCTGAAGAATCATTTCAACGTCGCCATATTGCTTCGTCCAGTTGTATTCTTCCATCCTTCGAAGCCAATCCTTCGCGAATCTCTGGTCGTATCCGCACTTGAAGAGTGCTATTCCGTGTTTTTTCTGAAGCGTGAAGAACCAATCCGCGACGATGGTCAAGTCGATGTCGTTCCCTTCGCAAATAGTGATATAACCTTGCTCCGCCCATTCCTTATAGCGAGCGCCGGCGTTGTGGTCGTCGTTCTCCGGATCAAGTTTCGACTGCGGGATGAAGTATTGCGAAATAATGTACTTCGTTGGATCATTCGGCTTCATGACGAGAGCCTTCGCGCAACAAAGGTCCGTTGTCTCTGCAAGGTCTACATGGCCGAGACAATAGCCGCCGCGCAAGTCCTCAAGATCATATTTTGCGGAGTAAGTAAAGTCTTCAATATTCAGCCAAGCTTCGACGCCGTTCTGCTTCATGTTGAAATCTTTTGAAAGTACGAAGATTCTGTCTGCTTTGGACTTCTTCGCAAGGTCCACTTGCTCTTCCAGGTAGTCAACCCTCTTCACCACTCCGAGAGTCGGATTTGACTTTGCCCAACTCTTCGGATTCTGAAAGATTTCGATTTCACTATCTTGCGTATATAACCACGGAAGAACCCTACTTGCGGAAACTCCGTCATCTTCGCCCTTGATGATCTTCCGAGCTGCTTTCAGCTCTTCGTCAAGATATCCGTCTACAACGAAGCCTTCCGTTGTTAGGTTGACGAACTTCGGATTCTTCTTCAGAGATTGACTTTGCTCAATAGCTTTCGGAATCGTATTGCTGCGTAACTCATGACTCTCATCTTGAAAAGCGAAGTCTATGTTTCGGCCTTCTTTGTTCCTTGTCCTCTCGGACATCTTGAAGATTTTCGTATTTGAGACTTTGTTCAGGATGAATCTCTGATTCCTCTTCGTGTCGAGGTCCTTCGGATCTATCATCTGCCGCATGAGGTCGATAGCGTCATAAAGTATTGATGCCTGAGTATCATCGTTCGAACTGCATACGATGTCCGAGCCATCATTCCCGAGAATAAACTCCGCAAGGCCGAGGGCTGAGCATAATTCGGACTTCCCGTTCTTCCTGGCAATAAGAAAGATAGCCTTCTTGAACCTGTCATCGCCATTGTTCATCTTGAAGCCATATAACGCGGAAATAAAAGCTTTTTGGAATAACATCAAAACCATTGGTTGACCGTAGAACGGGCTTTTTGTGAGTCTTACGCAATTTTCTATAAAGTCAATTCTTATATCCGCATTAGTAGTGTCATAGAGATAGTCTTCGCCTTGCATATCATCGATTAAAGTTTTGAGTTCCGTTTTTAACTCTTGTCCGATGATGATCTCTCCGCTTTTGGCTTTGGAATAATACTCTTCGAGGTATCCATTCGACTTAACTATCATCCGCATACCTCCAAACGTAGCCATAAGCCGTTTTCCGTTTTCCTTTGCAGCAAGCGGATATATTCTTGAATGCATTCTTTGAAAGTCGGAGCTGACGACTCGCTTCGCTTATCGAGTCAAAGGAAAGTTCTTCTTCTCCGTTTGTAGCAATCACCTTTGTTGCGTTAGGATTTTGCCCATCGTATTTTCCGAACATTCCGTTTTTTACTCCCTTTTTGCTTTCTGAAATATGCCTTCTATATTCCTCATCCCTGATCTGTCCGAGATGTGAAACTCGAATTTTCTCTTTCGTCTGTTCTGCCATTTCGTAGGTCTTGCCGCCCATTTCGCGGTTGTATCCCTTTTGTGGATCTTGAGTCTTGAAAAATCGAATGTAAAACTGCTCTTTCTTGCTCGCTTCTTCCTCGGATAAATCCTTCGCAAGAACAATTTTCTTGAACTTATCCCATCCGAATTTCTCAATATCATTCATGAACGGTTCGTTTTTCCGGTATCCCCTTCCATGATTCCATCTATATTCGACTTTTCGCATTGTCATGCCTATATATCGCTTGCCTTCCGGCGAAACAATCATATAAACTGAATAATTACTCATGTCTATTTTCCTCTTATTCTTTCCTTGACTTAGCCCATAAACGGAGCGGGCTTTCCTCTTCCGTGTCTCCGTTAATATCTCCCGAAAGTCTGAATAATAGTCGCAAGCTGTTGTTGTATTGCTGCATCATCTCTTTGTAGAGCTTTGCGGCCGGTGTTGCCTTTTGGAGAGCCGGATTCTTCGGGTGAACACTCAGAAACGGAAGCTTCTTCAGTTCTCGGAGCTGTCCTTCGATGAAGATTATCTCATCGATTAGCTGCTCCGCTTTGATATCGTTCTCCCTTCCTGTTCTCGTTACGATATCAAGAAGGGCTTTCTTTCGCTCGCTTTCTTGTAGGTTTTTAGAACTCATCTGACACCTTCATCAATAAGATTCTGTACCATAATGTTTCGGTTGAAGCCTTAGAGTTATATACGTTGACCTTGATTTTTTCGTAATCTGAATCCATATCAAATTCAACGTTCGGATATACTTTTCCGTTTGCCACGTCTGAAGCTGTGGTCGGGTTTCCTTGCCTATTTGTTCCGCCGACTTCGGTTCCGTATCCGCTCATTAGTCCTATAACTGCGTAATTCCTGGAGTCGAAAATTTCGCCGATTGCCGCAATGGTGATAGTCGTACTTGCTGAGCTATTCGCTGGAACTGCGCGGATTGTTCCTTCCAGGAGCTTTACATCTACCTTTTCTTTTCGATCATTAAACATATAAAAGCTCATTTTTTAACCTCCTGATTTGAATCTTTTTGTCGGTTTTTCGGTCTATCTGTTCGAATATCGGATTTTTTCTCCGGTTTTCGGTGTTTTAGTTTGAATTTTTTCGAATTTTGAAATCTCAAAACTACGTTTTCGAGCTTTCACCAAGATATGGGCTCACTGC